ATCAGGTACTGTCCAAAAAGGGGAAATCATTGGGCAAGTATTCCAGCCGGGAACAAGCACTGAAAAGGCTTCGCCAAGTGGAGTTCTTCAAACACCTCAAGCAGAAGTAGACGTACAGTTCTACGCACCGACGTTCACCGTTGACCCGCTTGGTCGTGCTGTCGTATCCCCCGAGAAAGACAACAGCGTAGTTTCCTCACTTGGAAACGTTCGTCCTACTCAGGAGGTAACCGAAGAGGATGCGTCAGAGCTCAACCGAATATTCAACGTAGCCAAGAACGCCGTGCCGGAGGGCACGAAGGTAGTAGTGCACAACAGCCTTGAGTCATTGCTCAACAGCAACCCGAAGGCTGCTCAGCTTTATGTTGATGGCAAGGGTACCGCCAAGGCGTACTGGAACAGCTCATCTAAAGAGTTCCACGTGCTTAGCCGTGGCGCTGTCGAGCAGTACAATGCAGCTACCGGTGGAGATATTTCGTACGCTAAGCAGTACGTTCACGAGGTAGTTCACCCCATCCTCAATACGCTCATCACTGAAGATGCCGAGGTTCAGTCTCGTCTGTTTACTGAAATCGAATCTATGGCCAAGAGTGGCAATGCTGTTGCCCAGCGTGCCATGAACTTTGGTCGTAAGTATGCCGAAGGCAAGCAACAGGATGAAACTGTTACGGAGTTCTTTGCGCTTATGGCTCAGCCAGATGCACTCAAGAGCTTCGACAAAAACTTTAAGCAGCGAATCAAAGACTTCTTTAACGAGCTGTTCGTTCGCCTTGGCATGGATATCAAGCTTGATACCGACCAGGACCTGTACACGATGGCACGTAATATCGACTTAGCTGCTCGTACTGGAAACGCTATCGTATTCCCGAAGACCAACGCAGCTTACCAAGCCCGGAGCCTTCAAGCTTCTTTAGACAGCACTCCTGCTGGCTCACGCCTGTTCAACGAGCCCTTGGCTGGCGTAGACGAAATCATCCAGGAGTACGTAACCAAGAACAATATTCCATACCGCCCGGGTAAGCGCATCTACACTATTGATAAGGAGCGTGCTAAGGCTATCGGTCAAGCATACGACGTAATGCGTCACGAGCCTAGCAACCCAGAGGTTAAGCGCTCATATGAAGCTCTGGCCAAGGAGACTCTTGCTCAGCACCAGCTCATCCTCGAGAAGGGATACGAAGTTGAAATCAACAACGAAGAGCCGTACAAAAACAGCGCTGAAATGATTGCCGACCTGCGTGACAACAAGCGCATGCGAATCTTCAGCACTGAGGCAGGATTCGGTGATGAGCCCATCACTGACGACCAGCGTGCCGAGAACCCAATGCTTCGTGATTCTGGATACCGTGACGCCAATGGTAATGTGCTGTTGGTTAATGACGTGTTCCGCTTTGTGCACGACTTCTTTGGCCATGCAGAGCGAGGAAACAGCTTCGGCCCGGTAGGCGAGGAGAACGCATGGGATGCGCACTCACGTATGTACACTAACCTAGCCCGCAAGGCTATGACCTCAGAGACCCGTGGGCAGAACAGCTGGGTTAACTTCTCTGGCGTCAACGAAGAGGCATTTAAGCTCCGTGACAAGGCCCGAAAGCTTCGTACTCAGGGCAGGACCGACGAAGCGTCTAAGCTGGTGTCTCAAGTGTACGAGATGATGCGCTTTGCTGAGCAGAAGAATGGTTTGCTCCCGGATGCATTCGTTGCCAACGATTACGATGAGCTTGAGTTCTCTATGGACGAGAAGACTGTTGATATCCGTGACGGAGCAGCGAGTGTTCGTTTCGTTAATGCCAATAAGACATTCGTTAAGCAACGTGAGATTGTATACGCTGAGCGTGTGCTCGAGAAGAACCCGATGTTCATGTTCACTGGCACAGAGAAAATTGAGAGCGCCGAGGACGTAGCATATCTGTTCCGCCACCTTGAGAGCGCAGTATCAGAAAACGCATTTGTCACATTCAGTAATCCAAAGAACGGTGAGTTCCGTGTTCAATGGCTTGGAACCGGTGGAACTACGTCACAGGTTATCGATACAAAGCAAATCCTTGCGGCATACCAAAACTTTGCTGAGGACCTTGGCACGTCACAGCTTTCTGTAGTCCTCGTGCATAACCATCCAAGCGGTACACTTAAGGCATCTCAGGAAGACGTTAAAATGCTTGAGAAACTTAGGGAGTCGTTTAAACTTACAGACGCTAAAATAGAAGATGGTGTTATCATCAATCTTGATAGCGGAAATTTCGTGACGTTTAATGAGACTGCAAATGATTTCTCTGGCGTAAGGTCTAACAAGGTTACTGCGCAAGAAATACCTTACGATGTCTTCTCATTTAACCGTCAGGTTTTATATACTCCTTCATCTGAACTTGCTAAAATCACTTCGTTGAACGATGTAGGTGAATTCCTAAGCAAGTTCAAGCGTGGGCGCCACGAGAAGCTTGGCTACTTCGTGATGAACCAACAGAATAAAATCACGTATGCAGCCGTAATGGACCCCAATAAAATGGTTTCCGATGCCGCCCGTGAACTATCGTCTGACGTTGGTAGATACGGTGAGGCTGTTATTATTTTTGGAACAGACAAGGAAAGGGTAGATGCTTTAAAGAATAGAGTATCAAGTTCTTTGTCGTCTTTTAATGCCAGTATTCTTGATACTGTTGTCATTACTGACTCTGAAGAATATCTTGAGTTTGAATCCAGCAAATACGGCGGCACTTCTACTTTTCAAAAGTCTGGAATAACAGGTGAGATTGATTTCTCATTGGACAACCCAATTGATTTCGATAAGCCATTCCCGGTATTCATGCCTTCGCAGAAGATTGAAGATGCCCTGTTTGCAATCAACCCAAACCACAATCCGGAAATCACCCCGGCTGAATTATTTGAGTTAGCTAAGTCAGACAAGTCATACAAGAATCAAATCTACACTCTTGCTGTTGCTAAGGCAATGCGAGATAAGGTTGATTCTAATAGTAATGATTATAATATTTTGTCTCGGATTATTTTTGGTAGCGAATGGGATGGCAAAAAGCAGAAGACTCAAGACCCATTTAGCTACCATAAGGACACGCCATTCCTTTATCATTTCACTAGTGCAAGAAACTTATCAAACATCCTTGGGCACCAGCCAAAATTTGAACTATTAGGTAGGAGCTTAAAAGGTAACCGATTGGTTAATGATGAGTTTGCTGGGGAAATATTTATTAACCCAAGAAAAGCTGCGTCTCAATATCAGGAATACGAAAAAGCTCTAGCTGACTATGATAATAAATCTAGAGACTTTGTTCGTAAAGTACTCTCTATTGAGAACGTAAATCCATTACTTGAGTTATTTGGTCTTAAGGTTGATGAACTAAGAAACTACGCCAACAGAAAGATTGACTCTATTGCTGTTGATGCTCGTGGAGCATCTGGTTTAGAGTCGTTATCTGGTGAGAAAATTGGCAAACAGCCAAGAGCCTATGATTACATCAAATACTTCTCATCTATAGATGAAGTTAAAAGCAGATTAACAGACGAAATTCTTGAGGAATATGACGTAGAGGAGGGTAAAGATGGAATTGTTTTGCTATCCCCTAAGACTCAGAATTATGGCTTTAATATATTTGAGAACCTATCTACAACTTCACTTCCATTCTTTAATGTGAGAGGATTCTCAACAATGAAGGGGACTGGAGTACAAGGGTATAACGGCAGAACAGTATATTTCTCTGATTCAAATTCAAGAATAGTTCTTAAGAAACCATCTGAGCTCAACAAGCTAGGGATAAAAACAGAGCCAGGTAGCGATGATAATGGTACTTACGCAGGCGAATACGAGGCCGTTCTGTACCCGAAAGATTATGACGACGCAAATTACATTGGTGCGGTAGAGCAAGTAGAAATATTTGGCGATGTTAGAAAGTCAGAATATGAAGCAATCAAGAACGCTCAGGCTGTTCTTGGGTTTAAACTTATTGAGGCTGATGTAAATCTTGTTAGTGATGACGCTGACATTTCATTCTCGCTGGATGATATTCCTTCTGTAACAACTGATGCCCCGAACAGTATTAAGAATGCTATTGCATTTGCTTCTGAGTCTTCTTTCAGTAATAAACTTGACTTCAAAAAAGCCCTACAGGAAAGATTTAAGTCTACTGAAAAAGAAATCAAGAAGCAGTATGGTATCAAGTCTTTCACGCAGTATGACAAGTCTTTAGCAAACTACCTAGTTGATTCTTATGTCAACGAAACAGTTATCGCTATTCAATCATATCCAGATGCACTTGGCTGGTACGATGCAAAGACTAAGGCAGCAATGTCTATTATGTCTTTGATTCATCCCGAGCTTGAGACTGATGTGGCTGCACAGGCTGCATTCAAAATTGCTGTGGCCGTTACTTCAAATGGCAACAAGGTATTCGACAACTTTAAAGAAGCTGACCGCCAGTATAAGTACTACAAGAAGAATGGCAAGTTCGACAGTAAGTACTCTATTGGAACGCAGTCAAAAGGAATTAAGGACACTTTCAAGTTCACTAATATGGTGCTTGAGAAAATGTCAATGGAAAACTTTGCTACGTTCTTGACGTCTAAGTTTAATGCCGGCGACCTTAAGTACATTAAGGGCGGGAAGAAGACTCCGCTTTTGTCTGGATTTACTGTAGATACCGAAGTATATGGCGCCTCGATATTTGGAGCTAAGATTGGTAATGGATTCTTTATGAATCTATACGGTGAGTTTGACCAACTTACAATGGACCGTTGGTTCATGCGTCAATATGGTCGCCTTACTGGAACGCTTCTTGATATTGACCCAGCTAAGATTAGGACAGGTAAAGCTAGGCTGTCACAATCACTGAAGGCACTTACGGCAACTGAAAAGAAAACACTTGCTTCGGTTATACCAAGCTTCAAGTCGTTAAATATTGTTGAGCTGTCTTATGCTATCAACAAAGCTTCGATAGACAAAGACAAGAGGACCACACTTTCATCAACTCCCGCTCTCGACGAGCTTCGCAAAGCGGGAAACAGCCTGGCTAAAAATGACAGTGGTGAAGTTGAAGCGCCAAGTGGTGGTAGCCAGCGTAAATTTATCGTTGGTGTATTCAATGAGGTTCAGCGTAGACTTCGTGAAGATGCAGGAATTGAAATAACTATTGCAGACCTTCAGGCTGTAAACTGGTACCCGGAAAAAGCTCTTTATCAGACGTTCCAAGAGGGGCGTGGTGAGGCCGATGGAGCTACAGAAACTAGCGACAACGAACAGCCGGATTACGAAAGCGCTGCAAAGCGCCTTGCTTTAGAGAATGGTATAACTGAAAATGAAATCAAAAATGCAAAAGGAAAACAACGTGGAGAATCCGCTAGAGAATCTATCGCAGCAAGAGCTAAACAGCTTACTGGAGACAGTGTTAAACCTAGCGTCATCCAGCTCGCAGAAGCAATCTTAAAGGTCAAGTCTGGTCAAGAAGATGGTGAAACATTCTTCTCGATTGACGAAGGGGTAGATTGGTTTGTAAGTCCGGAAGGAAAAGGAGACCCAGCCATCTCACGTCGTGATACTCAGCTTGAAGAGGCTGCGCAGGAGCTCCGTGATGGTAAAATCACCAACGAGGATTTCCGATTTATGGTTAAGGCTCTGTCCCCCGTTGAGCCTATCAGCAGATTCTTTGCTCCGGCAACGCAAGAGCGTATGGCTTCTGCACTCAGCAAGGATAAGGTGCCTAGCCTTAATGCCCCGGTGAAAGAAGGACAGACTGTTGCCCTTCGTTTAGATATCCCCGCATACATCAACTCCAATACGTGGGTTGTTTCTGTACACGACGGAACTAAGAACGACGGCAAGGTGGTTTCATACCAGAACGTAGCTCGTATCACCGACGTAGTGTTCAAGTCAAACCCACTTGCAGCACTCAACATCGCAGCCGGTCAGGCGAAGTCAACCATCGGACGCATGTTCGGTAAGTATGCAGCTCTTGAAGGAAAGAATCCAGACGAGCGAGCAGAAACAGCAAAGCGCATTGTGTCTAAGATTTGGAACAGTCCAGAGTGGAAACAAATCGGCATGAACCCAACTCGTGCTAGCTACTTCTATGACCGCAAGACAGCCCGTCCAGTCGTAGCTGCTGAGGAGGTAATCCAAATCGGAGGTCTGGTCTACGCAAAGAACCCGGTATACACCAAGCTGAACGACCCTAGATTCGAAGTAAAAGGTTACAACGATGCCGACGGAAGCCCGGTCTACTTCTCTGTAGACGAAGGCGCATCTAACCTGCGCCAGACTATTTCACGCACCATCAACCGATTCTCACCAGAGACTCGTGCTCGTGTGATGAATAACCCGAAAGCATACTACAGCAAGCAGTCGCTTAAGGCCATCAAGGACAACCTTGAGAACATGACAGACGACGAGCTTCTGGAAAACATGACTGCCGACGGACTGAACACTATCAGCCGCACCGCTGCGCCGGGACGTAGTGAGAATGACATTTCTGTTCTTGCTGCCATCGAACTCATCAACCGCAAGGTCGAGGCTGGTGAGGATGTGTCTGAGCTTCTAGTTGACTTGTCTGTTCTCGGCACTACCGTAGGTCGCATGCTTCGCCACTTCGCTGAGCTCAAGTCTAGCAGCCCAATGGGAATCGTTGAGACCATCCGTGCCGCACTGAAAAGAGCGAACAGAGTAATGACTCCAACGCAGGAGGAGAGACTCACCCAAATCGCTTCACGTTTCATCGCAGCACAACAGAAAGCGAAGGAGCTCCGTGATAAGATTGAGCTAGTCTATAGCGCCGAGCAGGAAGCTGGACTCAAGAAAGCAATTGCTGAACTTGATAAGGTGACTCGTGAACTTAATCTGTTCACGTCCATTATAGTTCCAAAGAATGTGATGGACCTTTTGTCTACCACTGTTCAAGGCAACCTGCTCACGCCAATATCACAGGTAACCAACGTGGGCGCCAACTTGATTCAGATGTTGACCAGTATCCCGGTCAAGGGATTTGAGACTCTGTTCAGCAAGATTACTTCTGCCTTCACGGGCAAGGCTCCTCGTTCGTTTAGTGCATCTGTTACCGCTTTGCCATATGCTCTTAAGCAAGGTGGTGTCGGGGTAATGGAAGCCTTTGAAATCATCATTAAGGGTGGTGCTACCTCAGACAAAATCGTGCACACTGGATTCATGCCGGGTGCCGCTCTATTGGCTGCTCTGTCTGACACCAAGTTTGCGTCAGTCGTGAACTCTACGTTCGGTAAAGAAGTAATCAAGGGTGACGTGCTGTCTCGCTTGGCTAACGGAAATATTGCTGCTGCTGACCGGGCAAAGGCTCTGTACGAAGGTCTTCTAGGCGCAGCCCCTGAGGTGATGTTCCGATTCCTGTCTCTGGGTGATAAGCCGTTCTTCAGATTCTCTGAGGCCATGCAGCTCGCTCAAGAGGCGAACAAGCTTGGACTTAAGGGTGATGCTCGTCGCAACTTCTTGAAGTACCCAAGCAAGAAGGCCATGGCTGCCGCTCAGAAAGCAGGACAGACTATTACGTTCCAGCAGGACAACCAAGCTGCCAACCTAATCTTCTCTATCCAGAAGCAGTCAGGAAAGCTTCCGTTGGTCGGACCAATGATTGAGTTCATGCTCAAGGTTTCGTTGCCATACGTCAAGACCCCGGCTAACATCTTCTCTGAGACGATGAAGTTTGCACTGCCGGCTTACGGTGTTGCAACTGCTACAGATAAGTTCTTCAAGAAGGACTTCGAAGGCGGCTCGTCAGACCTTGCAAAAGCTACCATGGGCCAGATGATTATTGCAGCTGCCAACTACCTCATCGTGAACGGGATTATTTCTGCTGCATTTGATGACGAGGACGAAGGTGAGCGTGCAATCGCCTACCTGAAGCAACCACCAGCAACGCTGAACAAGGATGCCCTTGCTCGTTTGATTAATGGAGAAGACCCGGCATATCGTGACGGTGACCGCATCATCCGCTACGACAAGCTTGGAATCCCGGGTATGGTATTGGGTGCTCGTGCGAATGCTGTTAAGCGTGCCGGTGGCAAGCCAGACGAGGACGGCTACTACGTAGGCGAAGAGGGAATGTTCAAGCCAGCTCAGTTTATCTGGGACCAAATGTCTATGCCGCTATCTACTCTTCAGTTCATGAACGAGCAGAGCTTCTTGGCCGGAACGAACAGCCTACTCAATGTGCTTTCCGGGGAGGCGTCAGAGCGTGACGTGGAGAAGTGGATGGAGAACACGTTCCGTGCGCTCACCGCCATCCCGCTCCCAAATACTCTGTCTGCCGTACACCGTGGACAGCGTGAGTACATGCCGAACATCAAGTCAGACAATGTGCTCACTAAGTTCAAGTACGTGGTGATGGACCGTATGTTCGACGTGGATGGAATTCCGGTTAAGGTTGACCCGTTGGGAGCTAAGATTCCTCAGACCCCAGAAGGAGCAAACAGCTGGTACTACAACCTCGTTGACTTTACTAAATCTTCCAAGACTAAGGATGACATGGTTTGGAACGAGCTGTGGAGTGTTTACCAAGCCACCGAGGAGCCGGACGTTGCACCCAAGTTCCCGACCAAGCTTACCTACTTGCCATCTGAAACTCCAGACGGAATGAAGATTAAGGGCTGGAATGCTAAGCTTGAAGAGGAGTGGAGACAAGAGATGCAGCGCATCCAAGAAGTCCACGGTCAAGGCAAGCGTGAACTACTTGAGAACCTATTCAATGGTAATTCTTACAAGCAAGCCACCAATGAACAAAAGGCTGAAATGATTGTAGATTTGTACAATGATTACAACAGAGGACAGCGTACGATTAAGGCACCTTTTGGTCGCATGCCTAGCCTCAAGCCAAGGTTTGAATGGAAACTAGAATATGAAAAGGTCGAACAAAAATATCTGGAATGATGAAGGTTTTGTGGGGGGCTACGTTAGCCCTCTTGCTGACTGGGTGCTCAGCCGAATGGCACCTAAGAAAGGCGTTAAGAAAAGACCCGTCGTTACTCACGACGAAGACGGTGACTGTCATGGACACGGTTGTTACCGAGCCAATTGTTGTACGGGATACAACGATTCTAAAGCAAAGGGATACAATCGAAATCGTAAAGGACAAGTTCCGCCTAAAAATCGTTCGCTCTTTTGATACATTAATGATTGACGGAGGTTGCGATGCTGACACAATTTATCGAGAGATTAAAGTCGCTGTCCCTCAAGTCAGTGTTGGACCAACTAAATTTCAGCGAGTTCAGTCGTTTACCTTTTGGGGACTCATCGGACTTTTACTGATAGCAATTGCAGTTAGAATCATCCGGAGGTCAACAGGAGTCTGACTACTGTGACACCAAACCTCAGGAATGCGATGGCAGCTGTGCTAGCTGTCCTGCTTCTCGTGGCAATAAAAAAAGGGGCACTAGGCCCCCTCGTAGGTAGGTAGTTCTACTTACTGTAACCCGGGCACCGGTTCCTCAGATGTTCGACTGAGGTTCTTGTATTGAAATTCAGACATCTTCGCTACCTCTAACCAGCTCAGTACTTCCTTTTCAGTCAAGAATGGCGATGACCTACGAAGCAAAAGCGCATACAGCTTTGCAAACGATACACGGTCACGCTCATATGCTTTTGTGCTACGCAGCCCGTACGATATGTGAAAGTCGTTAATCAGTGTCCGCATTGCGTTCAGCAGTTTGCTGTACTCCCGGTCTGTGTCGGACAGCATCTGGCTGGTCTTGCAGCTGTGCATTGCGGTAGCGTGGTCACGATTGGTTAGCTGTCCTATGTACTCATAGGTATATCCCATGTCCCGCATGGCGTGTGCGAACGAGTGTTTGACGTCTACGATTTTGCGAGCTCGGTTCTTTACAGTCACGTCCACACCAAAGAATGTGCGGATGCGCTCGAGTAGTTCTAGTTCTTCTCCTTTAGACATGATTGAAATTGATTAGTCTGCAAATGTAGCCCGACTAGCAGTAATAAACAAATTGTTGGTAAACTAAAATTTTTCTCGCTCATTATCAACGACTTACGCATTTCAACAAAAATTTTTTGTGCATAGTGTTGTGCAGTTCAAATATTCGCCGTAACGTTGTCCTGTCGAACAACTAATACCAACAGCGACATGAACAATCAAGATAATAAAATCGTAGCATGGGGTGTTTACTATGTCCCGTCACGGGAAGGAAAGATTTTCGCAGGATTGAAATCCGAATTGCAACAGGCGTTCGTATCTCAAGAGGATGCCACAAAATACTGCAACCACCTGTCTATGTGCGGCGGCCTTGACGACCTGCACACTGGGTATAGAGTTTACCCGATGCAATGGGTTCCGAAAGGACACAAGGTTAACTGATGAGCGCTTCATCAACATTTAATTCACGAACATGAAGACAGAGCTATCTACCCTGCGTTCCGCACTTCGCAACTACCAGTTCCCAGTCAATAAGACTGAGTTCGCCAAAGCAGAGCGCACCCTCAACAAGTTCCACCGTAAGTACGGTACCGTAAATCCAATTGTAGTAGAATCTTTAATTCAATAAACCATGAACTCAATCAACACACTACAGCTTTTCGAAGGCTCTTACCAGTTCTTCAGCATTGACACCAAACTAGATATCCCCGAGGACTTCATTCTCTTCAAGCTGAGCGGACAATACGAGTGCCGCAAAACAAGCGAGGACCTCTGGGCTGAGCTTGACTCGAACGGAAAGAAATCTCGATACGTTCTGGATTGCAAAAACAAAACCCTAGTACAACTCTAAACTTAAACACACCAACAACGCCATGAACCACAAGCAAATCAAAGTCACTAAAGACACCGCCTACGTATGTGCTGTTATGCTAAAGTGCGGAACCTCATACGTCATCCGGGCCAATCGCACCAAGCGTGGATTCCACGAGCGAGTGTTCGAGCTCACCAAGTTCGGAGCCAAGCAGGTGCCAGCTTTCATCTACATAATGAACCTGCGTGAGTCAGGTATAAGTCAAACTGTCGAACTCTACAAAGCATGAAAAAGAAACAGTATCTATACCACTTCGTCGGAGGTGGCTGGAACCAAGTGTACGCTACGTCAAAGCGTTCCGCCATTGCTCAAGCGAAAAAGCGCTGGGCACATACTGAGGGGACGCTCGAAGTTGACGAGTCTTCGTTCCGTGTCGGCACCCCAGAAGACGAGAGCCTACTTATGTCCCTATTCTATTAATCATCAGCCATGACCATCTACGAAATCAAACGACGCACGCAGTCGACAGCCCCTTACTTCTTCTCGAAAGATACCCTGCGCTTCTTTGGCCAGACACTCGCATCCTTCAAGGTTAAGAGCCTTGGGAATGGCAAGTACCACATCAGCGCCCCAGCGAAACTCAACGGGGAAGTAGTCCACACCACCGAACGAATCTTTGACTCTAACACAAACGAACTTCACAATGTATAAGTGCAACTGCTGCGAAACAGAAATCCTCGAAGAGGACCTGTTCTACCACGACCAAAAAGGTGAACCTCTCTGCGAGACCTGCGAGAATGAATCATGGAACGACTCTGTTACCGTGATGAAGTACGAAACCGGTGAAGAGCCCGTCAAGATTCTCTATAACACCGTGCTCGAGCAGCACATGGACCTAGAGCGTGGAGACTATGAAGACGGAGCCCCAGACCCACTGGAGTCAGCCAGCTGGACGTCAACAGGTGGATACCGTGGTTTCGTTGACGCCAAGATTAACAGCGACCACATCCTGATTTCAGACGGATGGATGACCGGAGACTACGACGAGGTTGCATACAAGCGATTATTCCACCGATTCGTTGAGGACCTAAGCTCTGGAGAAATCTACTGCTCGTTCCCCATCTACATCGTGCTGGCCCAGACATCAAACGTGTTCAGCACTGCTGTTTCTCTCGCCATCCCACGAGGCAAGAAGACAGAATTCCGCCGGGGCCTCAAGGTCGCAGGCTACACCATCGAAGACCTAGAGCAGGCACTTTCTTAATCACTATTTAAAACGATTCTAAATAACATGGAAACTCTTCAAGACTATCTGTTCCACTACAATCCCTATCAGGGAATCTGGTTTGCCTTCAAGCGTGAGCACTACCTCGAGTACTTCAACGGCAACTACGAGCACGCCACCAAGCACAAGAACATCAAAACTCTTGCAGCATACGTTTCAACTTTTGGTTGAAAAAGTTTGCAAGACCGGTATTAATTCAGTAAATTCGCACAACGAAATGGAAGAGACAATTAAGTTTATGCATGCCAGAGTTATAGCTCTGGACAAAGCTGTCAAGCAGTATAAGAAAGACAGAGACATTGCCATGAGCGCATTGGCACGACTAATCGCAGACCAAGGTGGGTATGACTACAGCTCCGCAGCTCCAGCCTCCTTGGCAACGCATTACCTCAACAACGAGATAACGCACCACAACAATCAATTAATTAAATACGAATGGAGTCATGAGTCAGCACAAGTTCAAGACAACAAACATCAAGGGTAAGCAGTACGTAGAGGTCAATGAGCGTGTCAAAGCGTTTCGCACCCTGCCCGAGTTCAAAGGCATGAGCCTTGAAACCGAAATCTACGCAGTCGACAGTGAGTCTGTCATCATCCGTGCGGTAGTCCGTGACGAGAATCTTCGAATCATCAGCACTGGATTTGCCCACGAAGAGAAGTCATCATCCAACATCAACCGCACCTCGTACATCGAGAACTGTGAGACGTCAGCTGTTGGTCGTGCCCTCGGCATGCTAGGCATCGGCATCGACACCAGCATCGCCACAGCAGACGAGGTTTCTACTGCAATTGCAAAGCAGCAGGTACAGGCAACTATCCAAGCCCAGTCTCCAGCTGAAGTTGAAGACGACCCGTTCCAAGCAGCCGTTAGCTACATCAAGTCTGGCAAGAACCCAGCTGCACGTCAGGAAGCATACGACCGTGTGTTTTCTAAGTACGGCACCTCTTGGACCGACAAGCAGTTCGCAGCGCTGAAGAAGTTCATCTAATGGATTTCGCAGCAAAGCTCATGGAGCGGACAGGTAAGGGCTACCTGTCTTACTCCGCACTGAAGTACGCAGCCGACGGCAGCAAACAGCAGGACATGAAGAAGTTCGAGCTGTACATGCGTGGGCTACTCCGCAAGGAATCCGATGCCTTCGACTTCGGCAACCTGTACGAGACTATGCTCGAAACACCAGAGAAGGTAGCCGAGAAGTACTACATCATCTACGACCAAGGTATCGTTGATGAGATTGGGGGCAAACAGCCACGCTCTACCAACAAGTACAAAGAGTGGTTGGCGGCTGAGCACAAGTACGCCGAAGAGAAGGGCCTTATGGTCATCCCAGAGGAGGACGTAGTGCGGGCTGAGAATATGATTATCCGACTCGATGAGAGCGAGGTGGTCGACCCAATCACCGGAGAGATTCGTTCTGTTCGCTCTTACCTGCGTGGTCAGAAGCAGTACGAAATCAACGGGTGGATTAGAGACATCCCGGTCAAGGGGTTCCTTGACAACCGTGGCGATGGATTCATCAGCGACATCAAGACAACCCGTGACGTACACGGATTTCATTATGACGTTCGCAGCTACGATTACGATATTCAAGCGTACATCTACACGGAGCACGAACAGATAGAAGACTTCTACTGGGTCGTGCAGGAAAAAGCCGTGCCGCATCTTTGCGGGGTCTTCAAGGCTTCAGAAATCACCATCGGAGTCGGTGGCGAGAAGTTCTGGAGTGCAGTAACAAATATCCGGAAGTGGCTCAACAGCCCCACCAAGGAGACCGGCAGCTTTGCGCTGTACGGAACAATCTAGGCTGTCTAATTTTTATTCATTTCAACATGGCTTATCAAGATAATAACCAGCAGAAAGAGTACAAGAACGACGGCGTCCTTATGGGCAATGTCAAGTCACCGACCGTTCGTTTTGAGGTTGGTATCACCAAGGAGCAGGCTTCTGACCTCCTTAAGTACGTAACCGACACCGGTTGGATTAACTTCAATGTGGAGTTTACCCGTAACGGTAAGGCTATCATGAAGGTGATTGACCCACGTTTGCGTGCAGCCAACGCTCCACAGCAGAACAACTACGCCCAAAAGCAGGCTGCTCAAGCTCCTGTTGCCGGCGGTGACGACCTCCCGTTCTAATTGAGGGGGCCTAGTGCCCCTTCTTTTTACCCAATCATTTTAATGCAACGACCAATCTACTATATGATTGTTCGTGTGAAATACAAGCGCTCCAATCGAGAATACGGCGAGAAGGAATGCTGGCTTGTATCCTCATACGAAACCATCAGCGAAATCAACATGTACAAATCAGAATGGATTGCCGAATACTTCTGGAGCAACAGCAAAGTCAAGCCCAGTGTAATGGTAGTCGAGATTCTTTCAAAAAAACAAATAGGAACCACAAGCAGACAAGGAGATGAATAAAATTCCAGATTACTACGTAGGACCACTACACGGCATCGAGGCCCGCAAAGTTGTGGCTGACTTTCAAGGAGACAACTACAACTTGGGAACAGCATTAACCTACATCATGCGTGCCGGTAAGAAGCCTGGCAACCCAATAACTCAGGACATCCGCAAAGCGATTGCCCACCTCGAATTTGAACTAGAGCGACAAGAACTACTAAACATCAACAACAATGAGCGTAATGAATTCCCAAGTGACCTTTCTATCCAATGTGAAGGAGACGAAGCTTCTCCACTATCAGAGCGTTGGACTGGCACTGTCACGTATCCGTTCGGGGAAGAGCGCATCATTAGTTGAACAAGTAAGGGCTGGCGACAAGGCCGCCAAGCTCAAGCTACCAGTAGTTCTGTTCTCTGGGATATTCAAGGAGCGGCGTGACGACATGCTGTTCGAGCACAGCGGGCTCATAGTTCTGGACTTCGACAAAGTTGAAGACATCGACGAGGCACGCTCAAGGCTAGGCACAGACCAGTACGTCTTCGCCATGTGGGTGAGCCCATCTGGCAACGGCATCAAGCTGCTGGTCAAGATTAAGTTCCCAGAGCGCCACAGAGACCAGTTTAGGGCTCTTGCTGGCTACTTTGATAAGCAGTATGGACTCGAGGCTGACCCGACAGGAGCGAATGAATCTAGGGCCTGTTTTGAGTCTCACGACCCAGACATCATTGTAAACGAAAACAGTGTAATCTTCACGGCCCTACTGACCGAGCAGGCTCAGGAGTTTAAAGAGAAGGAGCGTGGTGAAGTTCTAACCGACTACCGTAAACTGGCCATACCGGTCAAGATGATTGCGACGGCTGTCGATGGCGAGAAGCACACGGCCCTACGTAACGCAGCTGTCCTTTGTGGTGGATACATTGCAGCTGGACGACTTGAGGAAGATGAGGTGGTTCGGGTACTCACTCGTGAAATTCAAAAGCGAGACATTGATTCACTGGAGTCGGCCAAGATGACCATCCGTGATGGCCTTGAGTTTGGTAAGCGCATGCCTATCAACGAGGTCATCGACCAAGAGAACCAAGCCATCAAGGACGTTGACCTTGAGGAGATGGACATGAGTTTCTTGAGCTCCGACGACGACGACTACATCTGGATTGAGAAGTATTCAACTGGCCAGATTCAGCCCGGGCTCAACACCGGAAACGAGCACTTTGACCAGTACTTCCGCTACAAGAAAGAGCTGCTCATCGCCAACGGCCACTCCAACGTAGGCAAGACCACCGTGATGCTGTACATGATTATCAACTCAGTCATCCGACACAACTGGAAGTGGGTGCTGTATTCCGCAGAGAATAAAACAGCACTGCTTAAGGTGCGTTTGATGGAGTTCTTAGTTGGACGCAAGGTGGAATCAATGACCACACCAGAGCGTAAACTGGCCTTTAAGTGGGTACAGGAGCACTTCACCATCATCAGCAACCACGACATATACAGCTTTAAGGACCTAATCCTTATGTGCGAGAAGCTTCGTCGTAGCCAGCGTGTCGATGGATTCCTCGTGGACCCGTACAATGCCCTGCGCATCAACATGAGCGGGAGCAATGCCTTGTCTACCCACGAGTACCACTACGAGGCCATCAGTGAGTTCCTGACCTACGCTACAGCCCACGACATTGCTGTGTGGATTAACATGCACGCCATCACGGAAGCTCAGCGACGCAAGGACGAGAATGGGATGACACTACCTCCATACGCAGAGGATACGGAAGGGGGTGGTCGTAACGTAAACCGGGCAGATACCTTTATCACTATCCACAGAAGGATTCAAGCAATGGACCCGCTGGAGCGAAGGACTGTTGAGATTCACGTACGAAAAGTTCGGACTCAGGAGCTAGGCGGGGAGCCCACGCCACACGACTCACCACTATTGCTTCGCATGGATGAATCACGAACCGGGTTCCACGCACTACAAGGACAGAATCTTTACCGGCCTCAGTTTCTCGAACGTGCACAGCAGTTTCAACAACCTAATTTGGATATTACTGATATTCAGAGTACTTTTGATATAGCTTTTTAGATTGTGAAAAAACAGAGGCGTACAAAAAACACTGGAGCCGTCAAGTCAAAGAAAAAAACGATTGACGGAATAGAGTTCTCGTCGCTACTAGAAGCCTACTGCTACACAAGGTTAAAGGAAGAGGGGTTGGAGTTCGTTTACGAGCCAGCCCCTTTTCGCTTGTTAGATTCTATCCGATATAGTGGGCGCATTTACAAGAACGTTCCGAAGACTGCTGACTTGGTTGACGCCACAGGCAAGCTGGTCCGGGACATCACGTACACACCGGACTTCCTGTCAGAAAAGCACAACTTTGTAATCGAGACCAAAGGTTTCGTTCCATCACAACATACTTTTCACCTGCGCTGGAAGCTGTTCATTCACTTCTTGCAGGAGACAGGACACAACTACATGCTGTTCCTGCCCCGCAACCAGAAGCAGGTGGATGAAGCAATCAAAATTATCAAAGATGCTAATTCCCATTGACGACAAGGAGCTAAGCTGGTTATACTTTCTTGGCACTAGTAGAGCAGCCATTATAACGGAATCGTTATACGATGCCCTACACAACAACAGCGGACAACCAATTGACGACGTAGACATTGTCAAATCAATCGTTGACTCGCACATCAAACAAATCAAAGCAGAGCTTGAAATCATTAAAACCGCAGCAGAAGAACGACGTGGAGGGGATGACCATTATATTCGTTGAGCGCCTACACGGAATCAACTATCATCGGTTAATCGTGCCGTTCCTGCGTATGCAGGACCAAGGTTTGATTAACCTTCACGTGATAGGCGATAGCTTCGACATGATGGACTTCGACCTGACCCACGTCAAGAACTTCGTGGTGAGCAGAACTCTGTTCGCTCGAGCTAAGGGTGCCGAAGTTTTCAGCAAGAAACTGAAGGATGCGGGGGTCAAACTAATTGTAGACCTAGATGATTACTGGGAGGTTGAGAAGAGTAACCCGTACTTCAAGTTCTTCTACGGTCCGGATGGAATGACCAACGCCATCAAACGCACAGTGCGCATTGCTGACGAAATATGGACGCCATCACTGACCCTAGCAAAGCAGATACGCAAACACCTAAATCCAACCGCACTGATTCGCATCGTGCCTAATGGCATCGACCCGGACTATCCAATGTGGGGCAAAGAGAAGACCACTGGAGACGACCTGTGGTTTGGATACCTTGGCGCCAGTAGCCACACAAAAGATGTTGAGCTCACTAGCGCAGTAGACTGGAGCCAGTACAAGACAACGGCAGTCCACATGCAAGACGTAGACTACGTGAACTTCTTCAAGGCGGACCTGATTCTGGAGCCGCTGCAAATATTCGAATACGGGGAGCTGTACCGGAACTGCGACGTGTCGCTGGTCCCGCTCCGTGGTGGCAAGTTCAATGAATGCAAGTCTTCACTGAAGGTTGCTGAGGCTGGATTTACACGTACAGCAGTGATTGCCAGCAATGTGACGCCCTACAAGGAGGTCATTGAGCATGGCACGACAGGAATCCTTTGCTCGAATTCAGACGAGTGGGTGGAGGCTGTTGCTTCCATGACAAAGAAGGAGGCCAAACGTCTCGGGGATAACCTATACGAGGCGGTGCGAGTCGATTTCCATATCGACACTATCAACCAAGAACGACTAATGGGACTATGATGGGATACTTCAATTGTCCAGACTGCCGTCGAATCATTGATGGGGTGCTTCAAACTAATGCGCTGATGTTTGCCAACCTAGGCAAAGACTGCTCTAAGACCGCCTATGAGAAGGCAAAGGTCGAGGAGCGTAAGAATCTTCGCTCAGTTCGTAAGCACGACCCAGAAATGATTGACCGTCTGGTGAAAGAAACAGATTAGGGGTAAGGGTAGCAGCAAGTTGGTTACGCCATGCAGTAGGTTGTTCCGGTGGGGCATGGCGGCTACCCCTTTGCCCCTGTAGCATAACGGATAATGCAACAGCCTTCTAAGCTGTCGAGTACTGGTTCGAGCCCAGTCAGGGGTACTAAAAGTTTTGTTGAAAAAGTTTGCGCAGGTAAATCATTATACATACCTTGCACAAGAATTTAATACAACAACACAAATGACACCCATTCGACTTATGGTCGAGGAGCTTACGTCGCTTGGTATTGAGATACCCAAGGACGTCCTTGACCGGGCCCTAGTGGCAGAGAAAACAGCGATTCAGAAGGCTGTTACGTTTGGCGGTGTAGAGTCCAAGGTTTGGAACGACATCGCTGAGCAGTACTACAACGAAGAATACGGAGAGCTATGAAAATAGAACTAACAATGACCGAGCTGTTGCTAATCGTTGATATGATTAAGAACGGCACTGAGCAAGACAACGAGGGGGATGACTTCTACCTGATGCAAGAGTTCCTTGATGGAGATTTGCATCATAAGTGCACCAAATGCAACGCAACGATGGATAAAACCACCAAAGTGAAATGAAAACACCGATTCAAGAGTTGATGGATGAGTTCGCAAAAAAAGCGGACTCACTACCCGATACATTAGATGCGAACGTGGCATACTTGGCATTCCAAGAATGCTACGATATGGCAAAGTCAATGCTTGAGAAAGAGAAGGCTGTAATTATAGAAGCATTCCACGAGGGTA